CATTTTCCAGAAGGCTCACGCCCTCATTGGAAAGGTAAAAGAAAATAATCGCAGTACGCAGAACACTTCCCGCACCAATCACCTGGGCATCCAAAATGTGTGCGATGCCAACGAGCAGGAAAATCAATACCTTACGGCAGATACCCTTAAAGCCCACGGCACTGGACAGGTTCTTGTCCACGATGGCACACATCACACCAGTGATATAGTCCACCGCCACAAAGGCAATCAATGCGAACAGCAAGCCATCACATCCTCCCAGGAACCAGCCAAGCCAACCGCCGATAGCAGCGAATACCAGCTGGATCACATTCCAAAATTCCTTCATTGTCGTTTCCTCCTTTTCGTTTTTATTTATACAAAAAAGGCATCCGCACCAGGCAGATACCCTCATCGCATCTATTCCGTTTGTTTGGGCAGCCACTCCCAGACTCGCATATCCTCCTGCCCCAGAGACCACATACACATCCCTCGCAGCTTCCAGCGGTATGCCGCCTGGTTTGCCCAGTAGATCAGGCTGTCCACATCCTGGTAGTACAGAATGGAAAAGCCGTCTGCATCTCCAAGAAACAGTCTGGAAATCCAGATGTTAATGTCCCTGGGGATAATTTTCGTTGTATAGTCGTTTCCACACTCCAGCGGCATCATGTGGGAGTGGTAAAACTCATAGTCCAGCGAAATATCCTCGCTTCTGGTGGAGTATTCCTCCACATCGGAGGTGAGGGTGAACACCTGGAACTCTTCATCCCAGGTGCAGTTCGACCGTTCTATTCTACCGAAGGAAGTCTGTGTCCCGTCCGGCATCAGGACATCAAAGCGTTCATACGGCTCGTAAGTCCAGGCATCGCCCAGCCGGAGAAGCTGGCAGTTTACCTGTTTATCAGAACGGATACCTGCGTAGCCGCCACTGCTGCTGACAGTTGCGGTGAAGCGGAGCGTGTAGGAAGTCGAGGAATAGACCCTCACCTTATTTCCACGCTTGCGCATCTCAATGGTATAAACACTTGGGTTGCTTCGCAGGTCAGCTTTTGATGTCTTTTCATAGGTTGCCGAATAGCTTCCCTTGAGCGTGGAGCCCTCATAGAGTTCCAGCCGCTGGGTGTCGTAATTGATACACAGAAACAGCGAACCGATGAAGATGCCGGATTTACCACCGCCCTCTGGTGGGATGATGATCTGCGCTCGGAGGTGGATATCAGAAAAGCCGGAATACTTCCATGCCAGCTGACCGTAGCCCTCCAGCTGGGAGTATGGTCGGTTCGCTGTGCTGTTAGGGTCCTGCCAGACATCCCATTCCCCGGAAAGCACACTCCAGTAGCTTTCGGGGATTTTCTGTTCGTCACGGAAATCCTCATACCACACCAGAGCGGAGTCCGGCTTACGGCGGAGCATCTCAAGGGTCAGCTTGAAGCCAGTCGCCGGTCCCACCATGTCACCATTCACATCTTTGAACTTTCTGGGAGCAAGGGTGTAGGTAGCATCTCCTGCCGTTGGCTCCTCGGAAAATTCCGTACATACACGGAAACCATAGAACTGGACACCATTCACATCAACGGAAATCTTCACGGTATGCTCTCCGGCAGTAAGGCTCACGCCCTTTGCCAGAGTCGCCCAGAAGGTCGTTCTCCAGTATGGCCACCAGAGTCGATTCTCGGAAAAATGCACCGTGCTGCCATCCAACGATGCGTAGATGCCGTTCTTATCCCAGAATGGAAAGCAGAGCCGAACCGCCACATCATAGATGCCAGCTTCTTCAATGGTAAATTTGTAGGTGGCAGATCCACCATCGCCCAGCGTGACCAGCGTATTGGAAACCGAAACCACGCCGGAATAGCTGTCCGGCTCGGCATCGTGGTCGATGATGATATCACCAAACTCGGTCTTTTGCTCCTTGCCGTAGGCGGTCAGATACCGTCTGCGGTTATAAGTTTCAGACATTTGGGGCGCACTCTTGGCAATGGCATCCCTTCCTTCCATGTAGTCATACACATGAGGAAGCGCCCACGGACCCATGTCGTAATCATCCCAATATGCAACGATGGGAATCATCGGCTGGGGCGGGCCGTCATCGGTGAAGTTGTACGCCCCGGTCATCCAGTATTTCGCTGCGTAGTAGGTATTGGAAGTGCCACGGTAATACTCGCCCAGGTTCTCTGGGGTGTCGTATATCTGCCAGTTCCAGCCGTAAGCGGGCATACCAAGGAACACTTTCTCTCTGTCCATGACCCGTACCGCATAGTCATACACGCCCTCCAGCCAGCTTCTCGGAGAAACGGGACCAGGGGCAGAGCCAGCCCATGCCATACCGTAGGTCATGATAGAGGCAGTATCACAGTATTGATTCAGGTCGCCATAAACACACCAGTTCTCGCCGCCGACAGATCCGTTGACCGAAGTCATACCAGGCAGGCAGATATTCATCTCCTTGCTGGGGTCATAGCCTTTCACGGTTTCATAGATGTGCTTGAACATGGCCGTAGAGACCGCATGGGTAGAATAGTCATCGCCTTTTTCCAGGTCGATGTCCACGCCATCGCACCAGGGGTACTTTTCCATGATGCGGATAAGTTCGGAGCAGAAGGTGTCCTGTGCGCCGTCCGTATTATCACGCAGGGCTTTGAACACAGAATTGGAGCCGTCATTGGCAACCGTCAAAAGCCAGCGGATGTGGGGCCATTTGTTGATGTAGGTCATCATGCTGGAAATACTCACGCCGCTTTCGGTGATCGTTCCAGTCTTATCCACTTTGAAAGAGAACAGGCCAATGGTATCAATGCGGTCACCGTAGTCACGCAGGGCTTCATACATTCTGGCATTGCCCATGAATGTCCAGACCATAATGCGTTTTCCTTTGAGTTTATCCATCAGAACGAACCACCTCCATCCTTCATCTGCTGTAATTCAAAAAGCACCCTGGCGGACTTCCCATCCTCCAGAGTGACCACGTGCTTGGAGTCCCAAGCGGCACTGTATTGATAAAAACCTTCTTTCGGCTCAGTGACACCATTTCTTGTACACTCCCGAACGGAAGCGAGTAGAGCCAGGTCATCTTCGGCTTTCAGGGCGTTGGGAAAACGGACACGCTGACCGCCCACACCCTGGGCAAGCTGGACAGAGCCAGCCGTCATATCGGATTTGGGGTAAATATGGACATCCAGACCGCCGGAAGTCTCCCCAAGGTTAAACAGCACTACGGTCTCCGCAGAACGAACCACACCATTGAACCAGACCTTGGAATCTTCTATCAGCCGTTTCTCCGTGTGTGGTGTGTATCCCGTCAGAGCCGGTCCCTCTTGCAGCTGAAGATCCGTGAACCAGATCGTGCCAGAGCAATCGGTGATGGTAGGCTTCACCGTAATGCTCATGACACGCATATCCTGTTTTTTGTTGATGACCTCTGCCAATCGGATGAATGCTGGTTTAGCCATCCAGCACCCACTTCATTTCGCAAGGATGGCCTACCCATCCAGTTGCCACAGACCCCGGCTGTAGCAAAATATCTGTCACATACAAGGTGCCTGTACAGTTGGTCATGCAGACCCGCACCGTGATGGATTTGACCTTAGAGAAGTAGCTTTCCGGGGTAATCTTCTGCGAGGTCTTAGAGAAATATGCCATAATGCCCTCCCATCAGTACAAGTCAATGAATCGTGTTTCAGTGCTGCCATCCTCGTATTCGATAACCACCTCAATGCCAACCTGGGCATCATCGGATAGCTTCTCCAGATCATCCGAAGCAATCTGAGCCGACAATGTATAACTGCTGCGGTTGGACGGATACACAGTTTGGGACAGGCTCTTGGTCATGCCAGCCACGCCCTCGGCCTTAAAGGAAGCCGTGCCGGATGCACCGTTTTCACTATCCGCTTCAAAGCCGGAACTTACCCAATACGCCAGCCCATCGTCTGCACGGGAATTGCGCAGATGGTTAAACGGCACCAGTTCACGGATATCGTTGTTGGAAACCATGCTGGTGCCCTCCAGGGCATCGGCAATGGTATCAATGGAACTGACGGAGCTGCCCAGGTTCTTCAGCGTGGTGGAAAGTTCCAGCACCGTATTCCAAGGCTCCTGCAGGTTATATTCACGGCGGACGATACGGGTGGTGACCGAAAGCCCCAGTTCCTTATCCTCCACTCGGACATAGTCACCCAGATTCCATGCTTCATGCTCATAACCAGTCAGAACAGACAAGTCCATCGCATTCAGAACATAGGACACCGTAGGCTTGCAGTATTCCGCAAGGCGCATGGCTGTAAATTCCTTCATCTGATACGGGTTGGTAAACGAGGAACAGTCCAGCGTGGAGATTCGCACTTCTTTGGAGTAGGTGTAATCCTCAAGGTAGGGCTTACCACCGTTAATATCCGAAAAGGTCAGCCCGTCTGCACCAACGGCATACAGCCTCGTAACCAGGGAGCGGGTATCCACCACACGCTCGATGCTCTTCATGTTCTTTTTATAGGCAAACAGCGCACCGCTGTCCTTACCGTTGACGGTCAAAAGATGCACCAGTCGGTTCGGGCAGTCGAATACCAGATCGCCACCATGCAGGTCAGCAATGCTGCGGAGGATTGCCAGCGCATTCTTTTCCGTAGAAGTCCAGGTACGCTTGGTGGTCACATTGACTGTACCCACACTCCATTCTGTGCCAGAAAGAGCATAGGCCATAGCCACATCTGCGGTTTCCGCTTCAAACTTCTTTTCTTCCTTGCGGACGGAAAAGGTCAGATCATAAAATTCTGCCTCCGCATACACCTGTGTGATAGTGCTGCCAGTGCTGTCCTTCACATCGGTGATGGTGCGGATTTTATAAACATCATCAACGATCTGGATTTTCTTCTCGTTGTCGATGTATTTTCGTTTGCTGTCCCTGTACGGGATGCAGAAAGAAAGCGTATCCTCTCCGTTGATCTCGCCCGTAACGATGATGTCGTAGGCATTCTCCAGAACAGCTTCCCACGCTCCGTTGCCATCCAGAACCACAGGTCTGGCGTAGCCGATTTTCTCATAGGGTGCCTTGGGAATGTCGTAGAGCCGTATATCCACCAATTTGGGGGTCAGGCTCGTGTCCGAAGTATTCAGGGTCACACGGAATCGGATGTAATTTCGGTTTGGGGACTGTAGCTTGCCATCGGATGCAATGCCGATCCAGTCGCTCCAATCCGTAAGGTCATCGCTGGTAGAGGTTTCGATGCCGGAAACGGATGTTGTGCCAGCCACATACTCGCTGGTCACGGATACCTTGCCTGTGCCGGAGAGGTTGCATTCCACGGCCTTGGTGTAGATTGTGCCGCTTTCCGGGTACACGCCATCGGTTGCCTTCAGAATGACACCGCTGGCATCAGTCAGCGCATCCACATCGGAACTGCTGTCACCGCCGTTACAGAGCAGAGTGGCGTTGAAGTAATCAACCAGGTCATCTGCGGTCAGTTGAGAATCACAGTCCAGGAACCAGTCGTCCACGCCGCCAGCATAGTAATACGTGCCAGCGTGCATACCAATCACAAGGTCTGCCACACAGGAGCGGTTCAGTTCCCCAGTAAAGGTCAGCACCTCCGACTTCCAGACCGTGCCGGAAGAACGGTCGCCTACCACATAGGTGAACTTCTTGTCATTTGGCTCAATAACTCCGGCAATGAAATACCAGCCGCCGTTTACCAATTTGAACGATGGTGTCAGAGACTGGTCGAGGATCAGAGAACCAGCGGAGTTATACAACATGATTCTGGGCTTGCCGGAATACAGCGATAAGTAAAAAATCGGCTGACCGGGGCCATATCTCGTATTGAAAATCGGGCAGAATGTGTTACCTACGGAATAGGTAGTCGGACACATCCAGCCACCCACCACGATGCGGTCACCGAGGTTGGCAAAAATACTGCCGTCATTGGTGACCTGCAGGTGGGTCTTTTCCGATGTAGGGTTGTTGATATTGAAACGGAGCTGCCGTCCCTTGGGGCTTTTGTTTAAGTTCGCTGTGGTACCAGACCAGTTGACGATGACCATCTTTCTGCCGTTGCCGGAAGCATCCTCAAGTGCATCATCTTCGTCTGGTGCGGATTCGTTCATACGCCACAGACCAGAGGCGGCATACTCTGCCGGGAACTCACCCGTAAAATCAGTCTGCTTATTCAGAATTGCTTTCAGAGCCATGCCATCACCTCCATCTGCTTTTTGCCTGTATCTGAACTTCGGTCAGAGCAGCGTTGCTCACTTCGACCATTACCGTATTGTCACCCACGTGCAAGGTTGGAAAGTTCAACTCCTGCAAGTATGGAAGACCGTTTCTGAGCGTATCTCCGTTGGCATCCACAACATAGGCGGTCATCTTATCGGTGTCCACAATGAGTGCCTCTCCGGCAGACAAGGTGGCATTGACGATTTTGAGTTCCGAACCGTTGGTGGTGATGCTGATATAGTTACTTGCCCCAGGTGTCATTTCGCCCTCGATGCGGTACAAAGGGAGCGATTCCACGTTGCCGATCACACGGGCAATGGTGTGTGTTCCGGCTTCCGTGATGGAAAAGGTCTCGTCCGTAATCGCATAGGCGAAAGGGTCTGGGCAGAAGAACTTGAGGTCAAAGCTGCCAGAGGAACGGACGAGCCGTTCACAGTCCACCGCATCATTCAGACGCGCCATAAAATATCTGTCCGGCACATCATCGAACACCAGCTGACGGAGCCCCTGGACAGGGTCAAGCCAGACGGCAATATCGTCCAGAGCCGACACCAGTGCGGTGAAGCTGTGTTTTGGATAGATGCTACAGTGTGCGGTAATCTCACGGTAATCAAAATCCGCACCAAAATCTGCAACACCATATTTTCCCGGCACAGTGGTGGTAAAGTTACGGAGTTTACCACACACCTGCCAGGAGGTCAGACGGGCTTTGATGCCCATGCTGGCCGAAGTAATATCGTTATAGGTGAAACCCATAAATCAAAGCCCTCCTTTACGCTGTAGTGAAATGTCCCTGTGCGCGGGACCCGCTTTGAATCAGATTGTAGAGTTCCTGGGAAATCTTACGGATGTCCTCTTCGCTTCGTACAATCATCTGCTGGATAGTGATAAGCGCACCACCGCCCCAGCCCATGCCGGACACGGTATCGTTACGGTTGACAGTACCGTTGACATTGAACTCTGTAGGCAGAGCCGTAGTCATATCGTCCGCCAGACCATGCATCACTTCGTTGATGTCCTTGCTCATGCCCTCGGCAGCCAGCACCGCATCCTTACCATTGGCATTGATAGCACCAGCCAGACCTTCTACCAGCATTTCGCCGACCCAGCCCATTTCCTTGGACGGAGATGCGATACCGAAGAAGTCGCAGATGCCATCCCAGATAGAGGAAATCCAGCCGGATACCTTGTTCCAGAGCCAGGAAGCCAGGGACTGAATACCCTGCCACAAGCCACGGACAAGGTTCGCACCAACATCGGCAAGCTGCGATACACCCTTGCCAAAAGCAGAAACCAGCCCCGCAAGAATCTGCGGTACAGCCTTTACGATTTCCACGATGATGGTCGGCAGGTTCTTAATCAGAGAAACGAGCAGCTGAACACCAGCCTGGACGATCTGGGGGATGCTGTTTATAAGGGCGTTGACGATAGAGCCGATGATTTCCGGGATTGCCGCCACAATGGTGGTGATGATTTCCGGCAACGCCTGGATAAGTGCTACCAGAAGGTCAATACCTGCCTGTACCAGCTGGGGGATGCTGTCCAGCACCGCTGTGATGATACCCTCAATAATCTGCGGTATCGCCGCCACGATTGCTGTGATGATTTCCGGCAAAGCAGCTACCAGAGAGGTCAGAAGCTGGATACCAGCATCAATGATCTGCGGAATTGCACCGATGATAAAATCCACAATAGCAAGGATAATAGACGGCAGAGCCTCTATCAGCACAGGGATAGCATCCAAAAGCCCCTGTGCCAGACCCATAATCAGCTGAAGTGCTGCATCAAGGATAAGCGGCAGATTGGCAATCAGACCTTCCACGATGGTGATAATCGCCTGGACTGCCGCAGGGATAAGCTGGGGCAGAGCCATTCCGATACCTTCCACCAATGCGACCACCAGCTGCACGGCGGCATCTACCAGAAGGGGCAGATTGTCGATAAGTGCCTGGACGATGGTCATCACGGCTTCCACCACAGCCGGAATCAGCTGGGGAAGCAAAGTGAGGATGGTATTCAGAAGCTGGGCAAACAAGTCCGTCACCGTCTGGAGCAGAGTCGGGAGCAGGTCGGAAAAGGCATCCAGAAGCGCACCCGTTACCGTAGGCAGGACTTTCACCATGTTATCGATAACAGGGGTAATGTTCTTGATGACATTCTGGAGCGCATCCACCATGTTCTGGCAGAGCAGTTCCATATCGGCATCTGCATCACCAAAGCCCACCAGCATATTCTGGAGTGCTGCCTGCATGGCATTGATAGAGCCGGAAATCGTACCTTCTGCTTCTGCTGCGGTCGCTCCGGCAATGCCCATACTCTCCTGGATGACGTGGATGGCTTCCACCACATCGGCATAGGAGTCAATGTTGTATTCAATGCCGGAAATCGCCTGGGCATCAGCCAGCAGTCGTTCCATTTCGGTTTTCGTACCGCCATAGCCCAGTTTCAGGTTATCCAGCATGGTGTAGTTCTGCTTGGCAAAGCCCTGGTATGCATTCTGGATAAGGCTCATGTCCGTACCCATCTTATTGGCGTTATCGGACATATCCGTAATCGCCATATCCGCATACTTGACTGCCTTTTCCGTATCACCGCCCAGAGACTGGATCAGCGATGCAGAAAAGGAAGTGACCGTTTCCATGTAGTCGTTTGCAGACATACCAGCGGTCTTGTAAGCATTGGCAGCATAGGTCTGAAGTTCCTGGGAGGACTCTTTGAAGAGCGTATCCACACCGCCAACCAGCTGTTCATAGTCGGCATAGGCGGCGATGACTTCCTTGCCCAGAGATACAGCCGCCGCACCAGCAGCTACTGCTACCGCACCCATCGCCGCACCGATGCCCTTTAGGACACTGCCCAGGGACTCAAACTTGCCTTTGGACTTATCCGCAGAATCGGCGGCATCGTCAATTTCCTCGCCCATGTCATCTGCACTGTCAGCCACATCGTCCATCTCACGCTCGGCATCATCCAGAACCGCATTGTTACGGTCGAGTTCCCTCTCCATGTCGTTAAGGGTGGCCGTGGCATTGTTCAGCTGGATCTGCCACTGCTGAGTACGGCGGTCATTTTCGCCGAAGGACTCCGCAGCATTGGACAGGGCTGCGCGGAGCGTTTCAATCTTCTGCTTCTGGGCTTCAATCTCCTTATTCAGCACCTGGTTTCTGGCGGTAAGGGCTTCCACAGAATTATCGTTTTTATCAAACTGGGACTGTACCACCTTCATCTCAGAACCGAGGACTTTGAAGGACTGGTTGATTTCAGAGAGGGCCTTTTTGAACTCTTTCTCGCCCTCAAGGCCAATTCTCAGACCAAAATCATCTGCCATCTAAACCACCTCCTTCATCAGATGCCTTCTGGGATAATGTCATCGATGAACATCTCCCGTTTGGGTTTTGCCAGTCCGTTGTACTGCTTGTGGCATTCCCATAGGTCGAGTAATAAGCCAAACGGCATCAACCACACCTCATCCTGGGTCAGATGGAGGTGGGCGATGCCGTAATATAAAAGCCGGGTAAATAACTCCTCGTCACTTACCCGACCTGTGCGTTTTTTGAGTCAGACTCGCTTTCTACATTGCGCTTGGTGCCCTTGTAAAGAGCCTCGGTGATTGCCACCTTGTAATCTGCCAGATCCACAGGAGTGGTCAAGAGTTCCACCATCTCCTCAGTAAGCAGTTCCTTGGGTTCATCCTTATGCTTGAGGTTATGAACCAGAATGGACTGGTTCGCCAGAAGCGTGATGAGCCAGACGATCTCGCCGATTGCCATCTCAAAATTCTCGGACTTCATCAGCTTGTCGCCCAGGTTCTCCAGACCGCCGTAACGGCCGGCGATGTCCTTAGTGGCCTTGGTGGTCAGAAGCAGCGTATACTCATCGCCGCCGATATTGATATTTGCAGATCGTTCCGTATTCATAGGTCAGTCCTCCTTATTCAGCTGCCGCACTGGCATAAGAAGGTTCATATACCTGCTTGTACCAGTTGGTAATGGTTTCAGCGGTTACAGCAGCATCACCCTCAGTGACCTCTGCCTTCCAGGGATGCTTACCCTTACTGTCCACCTTATTTCGGCGAAGAATGGTGCCCTCAATGGTAGGGGTAGAGAAAGTGATGCTGTCGCCCTTGGTGGCAAGGTTCGTAGCAGGAATGCCGAACTTGACACGATAGAGCCAGTAATACTTGTACTTGCCGTTGGACTTCTTCGCACGGAAGCCAACAGCCACGGGATCACCGCCGTCCTCGCTGGTGGATACCACAACGCCATTTTCATCAATGGTCGCACCCGTCAGATCGGAAGCGGCAGTCGCACCGATATCATCCACGCCAAGGGACAGCGTACCGCTTTTGAACTCCTTGACGATTTCGGCAGCACCATCATCTGCGTAGAGCGTAGCTTCTGCCAGTTCCACGGAGAGTTCGGCACTCATAGCCTTTGCCAGCTGTACCGGGGAGCCGTAGGTTTCACTGCCGTCCTCACCCTCGGTAATCTTGGCGTAATACAGTTTATCAAGACCGATAGTAGCCATAGGTTATTCCTCCATTTCATAGTGTTTGGCTACATCCACCGCATAGTGGTGATAGCCGTTTTCAGTTTCATAACCGACATATCTGCGGTCGGTTATCGTAAAATCATGAGCCAGGAGCGTTTTCACGATGGTGTTCTTATCCTTCATGTAATTGCCCTGGGCGTATAGTGAAATTCGTGCCTCCTGCACATCAAACGCTGGTGCGTTGTCAGCATGGAGGGCGAATGTGTCCACAATCGGCACCACCACGATATACCGCTCCGGGGCCTTGTCTTTGAACACACCAGTTTCCAGCGGAATACCAAGAGGGGTCAGTGCCGATTGAATGTCAGAAAGTACACTCACAGTTTGCTAACCTCCTCATCAAATTTCTGCTGCATCGCAGCGATACACGCCGACTTGGATGCAGACTTTGCTGGTTTCAAAAAGGGCTTTGCTGGCTGGCCGTGCTTTCCATACTCCAGAATGTTGGCAATCATGGCGTTGCTCTTGCCATCGGAACGAGGCTCTGCAAAGCCAATCTTGATGTTGTGGTTGCCCTGTTTGTCCACCTTTACCGGGGTCACACCCAGAGAGGCTTCCAATTCACCCGTGGATTCAGACGGGTGCTTCGTACCACTGCCAACGACAGCGGACAGGTTGCTGCTGACTTTCGCCAGAACCACCTCGCCACCAGCTTCCAGCACTTTTTCCGCAACGGCATCCGTATTGGATTGCAGCCTGGAAAACTTCAACAGGAAGTCCTCCGGCATCTTCACATCAACTTTTGCCATTGGTCGCCACGCTCCTTTTCGCCAGCACCTCCACATACATCCCACGGCCTTTGACATCCTCCACAGAGGTAATGTCATAGCGACCGCCATCGCACACCAAAATGTGGTCAGTGGTGATCGTCAGCCCAGGGATACAGCGGAAACGGAAAAGGTCGGTCGCCTCAGAAAATGCAGCGAGGTTTGCCCATCGCTGGGAGCCGTGGCGACCCTCCCTGTAAACACGGACAGAAGCGAGGACTTCATCCACCGTGGTAGAAAAGCCCTCGCTGTCCTTGATATGCCTGGTTTCGATGATATCCGCAAAACCGTTCATCATTCCATAACTCATACTCACACCTTCCATTCCCGGTCGAGGCGGAGAAGCAGGTTCACGGTTTCCCACACCTGCTTTCCAGCCTGGACACTATCCGCAAAGAAGCCGCCCGTGCTGCCGTCCCTGGACTCATAGAAATGGGACGAAAGCATGATGACGGCCTGTTCTGTGGTTGGAGGCATGGCATTTTCCGTATAGGTGCCAGCTGGGATGTGCTGGTAACTCTCGGCATAAGAAATAGCGGCGGTGATGTAGCCTTTCAGCAGAGCATCATCCACCGCATGGTCGAGAATCAGATTTTGCTTCACCTTAACGAGCAGTTCGTCCATCACCGCCGCCTCCTTTCATTACGCAGACTTCATCTTCAGAACCTTGATGGCTTCAGGAAG